GTCAAAAAAGGAATTCTTATGATTTTAACAGGTGGGAGAATGAGTACTCATGGAACAGGGCTGCCAGACGACGTGGCACGGTGTGCTGGCGTCGGGAGTGACGCGGAAGGCTGGCGCGAGGGCTGTGAAACCTGCTTGCGTCGGCTTTCGCCAGCCGGGCGATTCCACATGCAGCCCCCGGCGATCATCGCATTTGAGTGCGAGTATTTTATAGAATCCAACGCCTCAGGTGAGACGCTTGTCGGCATTGCGATTCATCGAGGATAGAGCAAACGCGGCCATCTCGGCGGATGCCGAGCATGGGCCGGGTTACCCCGTTTGGCAAAAGATCGGCGTCGATACGCCCCGCGACCGCCAACTGTTGATGAGGTTTGATGTGGATGGCGATATTTGGGGAGTTCGCTGGTCGGATGATGAGGGCGGCTGGTCCGACGGGGACGCAACCGTGTTCCGCCCTAATTATACACACGCCCAGTGGTGCGAAGTCCCACAGGCTAACGATCGCAATAGAGGAGATTAACGATGGTTATCCATTTCACGCCGTATCGCCAGATCGGCGGCAAGATACGAAACCTTGCGCTTACTGAGTGCAGCATTCCTACCGCGGGCAAAGCCCATTCGTCCCTCGCCTCAGATGTGACCTGTAAGAACTGCCGCCGTTCGGCAAAATGGAAGCAGGATAACGCCGACATCTGCCGCGAGCGGAGCGAGTCGGTAGCATGTGATGGTTATGTAGCGGAGGACGTATCATGAAGTTGATATGGGATCACCACTGGAATAACTATCAATTGCGCATCACGCAGACTGTGGACGGGTATTGGTCGGAGATAGCCTCCCCCGTTCGCGGGATTGGATTGCGCAGTCGAACCCCTTTCAATACGCCGGATGAAGCTCGCCGTCGTTGCTTTGGCATGATTAGGCAAGAGCTGGAGATAATCGCGTCTCAGGCAGCCAGCAAGATGCTTATGACCAGCTTGCCTGGTTTATGCTCACTTGATAACAGGGAGATCAGCGGTGAACGTTAGTGAATCCGATGCATCTGTTCGTTCTGCTCTGCGTGGGTATCGCGCTGCGGCAAAGGTCATAGACTCGTTACTGGACGAAGCTCAAAAGAAGCGCCCGAAGCAAACCTCGTACAAAATGCAGCGTCTCGCCGCGTACCGTGAAGGGTACTTCGATGGGCTGCTTATGGCGCACTGTCAGCACGCTATGGGCGAGAATCCAGAGCAGAACCAAGAGGCCATTGACCGGGCAATGCAGAACGCGGAGGTCAGCCATGAGCGATAGCGAACTGACTGCACCGAATGGTTATCGGGTGTCATTGCGGATATCCATGTCGATTCCGCGCAAGCCCAAGTCGAAGAAACGCCGCATTCGCAAGAAGTGGCGAAAGCGGATAATGAGATCAGTGCAGTTCGAGTCGCATCTGATTAGCAATGTGCCGCCTGACAATGACTCGGGATTGCAATGGTGTTCTGAGGCGTTGACCGATGCCGAGCAAATGAGCGAAGCGAATGCAGTATCTGTCTTCCGAGGCGGTCGCTGCATCTCTGCAATAAATAGTTGCTGAAAATAATTTGCAGTGTCCGCAAATTGGATTCATATTGTCGGAGTCATTAAGCAAAGGAGAAGAAAAGCATGAGCGTAGAAGCCTACAACAACCTATGTGGCGCAGTCGTACTTGCGCCTATCCTGCTGGCGTTCGCGCTGGTCGCCTGGAACGAATGGGATCGGCAGCGCTATAAATAACCAAACCGCATTAGAGGGAGAAAAAAATGCATTACAAAGAGTTCCTATATGAGAAGACAAACGTAGGCGGCAATCACGGATTCCAGCCGATATGCGATCACCCGTTCCTCTTCGACTTTCAACGGGCCCTCGTTGAATGGGCAACGCTGAAAGGGCGGGCGGCTATCCTGGCCGATTGCGGGCTAGGCAAAACCGCTATGCAGCTTGCCTGGGCTGATAACGTCGTGCGGAAGACGAACGGCCGGGTGCTAATACTCACGCCACTCGCGGTCGCATCGCAGACCGTGCGCGAGGCGGGGAAATTCGGAATCGAAGCAAAGCAAAGCCGTGACGGCTCGATCAATTGCGCAATCACCGTCACGAACTACGAGCAGCTAGCAAAGTTCAACGCGGGCGACTTTGCCGGCGTTGTCTGCGATGAATCCAGCATTCTGAAGAACTTCAAAGGCATGATCAAGCACGACGTCACCCGCTTTATGTCAAAGCTCAAGTATCGGCTGCTATGCTCGGCAACCTGCGCGCCTAACGATTACATTGAGCTCGGCACGTCGAGCGAAGCGCTTGGCGAGCTCGGCTATATGGACATGATCACGAAGTTTTTCAAAGCCGACGACGGGCGCGCCGCTATCGGCAGATCAGGGCATGATACATACCGATTCGGTGAAGGAGGCAAGTCTAACAAATTCAGATTTCGCGGCCACGCTGAAAAGCACTTCTGGAGATGGGTGTGCTCATGGGCGCGCGCAGTGCGAACGCCTGCCGACCTCGGATTTGATGACAGCAAATACAAACTACCTGAACTCATCACCCGGGCCCACGTCGTGACCGCGCGGGAAAGCCTGCCAGGCATGCTATTCGACCTGCCAGCGGTGACGCTCGAAGAACAACGGCACGAACGGCGCCGCACAATCGGGCAACGGTGCGAGATGGCTGCGGAAATCGCGAACGGCACCGATCAGCCGGTTATTTCATGGTGCCACCTAAACGAAGAAGGCGACGCTCTGGAGGATATGATACCGGATGCGGCACAAGTTGCCGGGCGACACGATGACTATCACAAGGAGGAGGTATTTAACGACTTCATAAACGGAAATCTGCGCGTACTGGTGACAAAGCCCAAGATAGGAGGATTCGGGTTAAACTTTCAGCACTGCGCGCACCAGACCTTTTTCCCGTCGCATAGCTTCGAGCAATGGTATCAAGCCATTCGTCGCTCATGGCGATTCGGCCAAACTCGACCAGTTACCGTCGATGTCATTACTAGCGAATGTGAGTCACGAGTACTCGCCAACATGAATAACAAAGCGCGCGCGGCTGAGAAGATGTTTGCCGAACTCGTGGCCAATATGCGAGATGAACTGGCGATAATGCGCGAAAACGATCACACAAAAAAACAAGGGGTCCCATCATGGCTGTAAAGAATCAAAGCATCACCGACAACTACGCGATATATAACGGAGATTGCGTGGAGGTCATGCGCAATCTGCCGGACGAATGCATCGACATGAGTATCTATAGCCCGCCATTTGGTGGCCTATACAACTACAGCAGCGATTACCGCGATATGTCGAACTGCCGCGATCGTGACGAATTTTTCGAGCACTACGAGTTCTGCGTGCGCGAAAAAACCAGGATCACAAAACCGGGGCGCTTCACGTCAGTCCATTGCACTGACATTCCGAAGAATGGCTGCAACATCGGTGCCTACTACGATTTCCCAGGTGACATCATTCGCCTGCACGAACGGCTGGGCTGGGAACTATGGGCGCGGCGCACTATCTGGAAGGAGCCGCTAGGCGTAAGAAATCGCACTATGGCCAAGGCGCTGGCTCATCGTCAAATCTGCGACGATTCGCTGCTTACGGGCGTGGCGGTAGCTGATTACCTGCTCGAATTTCGCAAGAAAGGTCAGAGCGAAGTAGCAGTAGAGCACCCTACCGGGCTGCACAGCTACGCAGGCGAGACAACTATGCCGCGTGACCTGCTGCACTACAAAGGCATGGAAGGCGACCAGAAAAAGAATCGCTTCTCGCACTGGATCTGGCGCCGCTATGCTTCTTGTATATGGGATGACGTAAGATGGGGGCGCGTCGTGCCGTACAAGGAAAGCAAAGACCCCGAAGACGAGAAGCACGTCCACCCGTTGCAACTTGACGTGATCGAGCGTGGCATCATCCTGCGCACTAATCCTGGCGAAACCGTGCTCACGCCATTTCTGGGCGTCGGATCTGAAGCATACGGCGCGATAATCAACGGCCGCAAGGCAGTAGGCGCCGAGTTGAAGAGCAGCTATTATTCGCAGGCGGTCAAGAATTGCGCAGCGGCTATACATGATTTAGCCAACGGTCGCGATCAGATGGAGTTTATCTTCGATGAGTAAGCGCAAAAAGGCAGGGCGCCCTGCATTTGCGAAAGAAGACCGCCGTACAAACTGCGTTTCACTGCGTTTCACTGATGCAGAGCTGGCGACAATCAAAAAGGCCGCCCGCGGCAAGCCCTTAGCTCTCTATTTAAGAGACTTAGTCAATGGGTAGACCGTACACTGGCGGCAGGGCCGCCGCCGTGCTTCGCCAGCGCAGAAAAGCCATTGCGGAGAACGAGATTGGGCCGCAAATCTTCGCAGCAGGGCAATATACAGACGGAAGGCCACGGCCCCGCGACCGCGCGCGCTGGCTCGCCTGCAAACGGGATTTAGCCGGATTTCTAAAAACCTATATGCCTCAGGCGTTCCCGTTGGCCTGGTCTTCCGATCACATGGTGGTTATTGATCGCCTGGAAAGCGCAATACTGCATGGCGGCCAAGCAGCCGTGGCAATGCCGCGCGGCTCGGGCAAAACAACAATCATGGAAGGCGCGCTCTGTTGGGCGATAGGTTACGGCCATCGGCGGTATGTGGTCGTAGTGGGCGCGATCAAAGAAGCTGCTGAAAGTATTCTCGCATCAGTTCGCAGGGAGCTGGAAGATAATCCCTTGTTGCTGGCTGACTTTCCAGGTATGGCGGTGCCTATTTCTTTGCTTGAAGGAAAGCCAGCACGCGCGCGCGCGCAACTATGTGAAGGCAGGACTACCAAGGTCAAATTTACCAAGTCGCGGCTCGACCTCGCGGCCATTCGCTGCGATAGCTCGGGCGCGATGATCGACGCGCTAGGGCTTACTGGGAACCTGCGAGGCGCCCGACGAAAAATGCCGGACGGCAGCGTACAACGTCCCGACTTTGTGTTTCTGGACGACCCTCAGACCGACGAAAGCGCGAAAAGCCCCACACAATGCGCGACGCGCGAAGATCTAATCACCAGCAGTATACTAGGACTCGCCGGGCCAAAAACGCGAATCGCGGCGGTGATGGCCTGTACCGTTATCGAGCCTGACGACTTATCGGAGCGGATACTCGAGCGGCCTGAATGGCGCGGCGTTCGTCGGTCGCTGGTGGTCAGTTGGCCGCGATGCGGGCGCCCAGACGACAAACCTAGCGACGAAATACCCGCCAGCCGGTTACTATGGCGCCGGTACGCTGAACTGCGCCGGGATGGACTGGCAGCAGGGGACGACGGTCAAGCCGCGACTGATTTTTACACAGCTAACCGGGAAGCGATGGACGCAGGCGCTGAGATGTCTTGGCCGGATCGCTATACAGCGGCGGAGGTCTCAGCGCTTCAACATGCGATGAACCTGTACATTGACAGAGGCCCAGATTCGTTCTATTCGGAATACCAGAACAACCCGGCGGAGGCGCGGAAGCGCCAAGTGCGCGTCCTTACTGCTCGGCAAGTAGCCGCGAAAACGTCCGGCCTACCGGTTCGCACGGCGCCCGACGCGGCATTTGTCGGCGCATTCGCTGACGTAAACAATTATGGCGCACATTGGGTGATTATCGCGGCGCGTGGCGATATGACTGGCCATATAGTCGATTACGGCTGTTACCCGGCAACGGGGCGCCTAGTGCCGAAGGATTCGAGCAAAACTGAGACCGAAACCGCGATTTATGAAGGGCTAGCACAGCTCGTTCAACTGCTCGATCAATACCAAATAAAACGGACAGGCAATCGACAAGGCATAGACGCCATGCTGATCGATGGCGGGTATACAATGGAAACTGTTTTTAGGCTGTGCGGAAATCTACGGCCACGGTTCCGGCTGCTGCCTTCTCGTGGTGTCGGTAGTCAGAAATTCAGCCCGCGCAGATCAATAGGGAAGCCGAGAAATAACTGCCATTTGACCGAGTACCAGAAAAAGGGACAGCTCGTCGAGCATAATTCCGATTGGTGGCGGCGGGAAACTCAAGAGGCGTTCCTGACTGCCGTAGGCTCGCCCGGCTCACTTTCGCTCTGGGGTGACGAAGCGCGGATACATGACGACTACGCCCGACAAATCACAGCAGAATACCTCCAAGAGTACGTAAAAACAAAAGAGGGGACAGAGTTTTACAAATGGGGGCGCATCACTGGAGAAAAAAACGATTGGCTAGATGCGACGGTGGGGGCGTGGGTTTGCTGCTGTATGCTCGGGGCTGACTTTTCCGCGGCAGCGGTAACGCCATCGATTACAGCGCAGGCAAAAAAAATATCCCGCCGCCGGTCGTCAAAAATTCGACGCGAATAGTGAGACAGACCGAGTATCGCGCCACGGCTTGCCCTGATTGCGGCAGCATTGAAACTCCGGTTCAGACCTCGCGCTTGGCTGGCTCTATCCGCGTCCGTTATCATGCGTGTAGAGGCTGCCATCCTGACGAACCTAAACGGATCGCCTTTCGTTCTATCTGCCGGGAGCCGCGGCGTCACTCTTCGCGAATTGCGCGAGAATCCTAGTAATGTTCTATTTTAGAACACCCACCCGCAAACACACGTTGTAAACGCGCTATATCGTGCGTATACTCCCACAACCGCACAAAAGAAACGGGGAACCATGGCAGCACTAACACTAGAGCAACTACAGACTGACCTTGAAGACGTACGCCAAGCGCAACGCGACGCGGTAAAACTAGGCGCACAGTATTCTATCGCTGGCAGTCAAGCCGTGACGCCCCAATCTCTCAAAGCGCTCAAAGCCCGGGAAACTCGCCTGAAAGCGCAAATCCGCGCGTTTCGCGGTATTCCGTCTCGCAGTCTACCAGGCTCCGAAGGCGTCACGGTATGAGCGACCGGAAGCCCCGCAAGCGCCGCACGCAGGCCCAAATCCTGCAATCTAAAATTAGAGAAGAAGAGCTATCGCTTAAATTGCAGCAGCTCCAACGCCGCTCGATTCGCATGGGCTATGATGCAGTTTCGATAGGCGCAGCGAAACGCCGACGCACGCCAGTAGTCGAGCGCCAGGGAGAGGCAAAAGTATACGACCGGCTGAAGCAGCGTCACGCCGAGAATCTTACCCGAGATCTTTTGCGAAACTACACCGTTGCGACCGGCCACGACTTACAGCGGCGCCTGAATGTCGCTGGGTTTGCTGAACTTTCGCTCGATTTTGACGGTGAAGATTCAGCGACCGAAGCCATAGGAAGCGCAATCGCGGAATGGTTCAATTATGACTGGGCGCCAAAGTCTGACGCCCGCGACGAAACGCCTTGGGCGGAACAGCTACAATGTACAGTGTCAGCCATCGGAACGGATGGCGGCATTCTAGTGGCGTTCGACGATACGCTGCAGAACGACGGCAGACTATGGTACTGGGAGCTTGAGCAGCTTTGCACCGTGCAGGAAAGCGTTTGGCAAGCCGAAGCGCCGGACTACTGCCGGGACGCAAACGGCCAAGCCTACGTGATCGACCGCGGCCAGGTTCGAGACGCGTTAGGCCGAATCGTTGCCTACGTGGTCACTTGGAAGCGCAACGGCGGCGACGCAGCGAGCGGAGAGTATACAGTTTGGCATCGCGAAAACGCGCGGCTGATTAAGCGACCAAAGAGGCACAATCAGTTCGTTCCAGTTCCGTCCTACCTGCCGATGGTCGCGGATCAAGAAGATGCCTACGAGTTTCGGACGTCTGAGATTCAAAGCGCTAAAAAGGCTGCAAAGATTTACGCGACTGTGAAAAGTGAGCGTAAAGAGGATGAACTGCTCATTGACGAAGAAGGCGCTTTTGCTACTCTCGACGATCCGGGAATTTCTACCACGCAGGCCACAGCGACTGAGCCTACACCATGCGAAGCGCTAGAAGCGCTCACGGGTGGATATACTGACTACGTGGACGAAGATGATACCGTTGAAATCCACGACAACCCGCGCCCGAATCGCGACGCCATGCCATTTTTAGACGGCTTTTCCAAGTCTTCGGGCGCCGCGCTCGGCATGGCCGAAAGCTATTCACTGCTTCACGCAAAGGCGAGCTACACCGCGTTCCGTGGTGAGCTGATTATGACCTGGGTCGCATTCGAGGCCGAGCAGCTCGGTTTGCGCGATCGATTCTTAGACTGGGCCGCAATCCGAGCCATTGAATACGGCTTGCGCAATCGTTTAATCGAAACCGAAACCGGCGAAATTGTAACCGCGGCAGATTTGCCGCGGCACTGGCAAAGGAAACTCGAATGGACGATGCCAACTATGCCAGTGGTGGACGAAGAAAAGCAATACCGCGCGCAGGCCGTAGGCATGAAGCTGGGTAAACTCAATTTTAGAAACCTGCACGGCTCAAAATGGCGTCGCGCGTTCGCCCGGCTCAAGCAGCAGCTTGCGGTAGCTAGAGAGGATCAATTACCTTTCTCGATTTTCGAGACAGTCGCAGGCGCAGAACTGGAACTAAAAAACGAAAACGAAAACGAAAACGAAAACGGAGACGGCAACGATGAGCAAGCATAATAGTTGGTATACCATGCAGGCGCAAAATACCGCGGCTGAAGTTTCCATATATGATGAAATTGGCTTTTGGGGCGTCACTGCTAAGGATTTCTTGCGCGACCTGCAAGCGCTTGGCCCGGTCGAAGCAATCACGCTGCGCCTTAATTCTGGCGGCGGTGACGTGCTCGACGGGTTCGCAATCTACAACGCCTTGCGGCGCCATGAGGGCAAAATCATCGCGCACGTAGACGGCATCGCTGCTAGTATGGCGAGTATTATTGCTTGTGCTGCTGATGAGATCCACATAGCCGAAAATGCCTGGTTTATGATTCACAATCCCGCTACGGTCGCCTTTGGCGAAGCGGACGACTTGCGCACTATGGCGGATGTCATGGACGGCATGAAGGCTCACGCAATCGCAGCATACCAGCGCCACGTAGACGAAGATGCAGACGTGATCAGCGGCTGGATGGATGCTGAGACCTGGATGACTGGTGCGGATGCAACCGGTCTTGGGTGGCGCATGCAGGTCGGCGAAGAGCTGAAAGCGGTCGCCCAACTGCGTACTCCGCGATTCGCTGTACACGAGGACGCCGCTGCGCATTTCACCGCAGCGGAAACCGAGCCAACGGCAGAAAAGAGCCTGGAAACGCTCGCAGCGGATTACGAGGCGGTTGCTTCTCTGGTCACACGCCACACGGAGCTAGAAGCACGCACAGCAGTCGCCGAGGCTGAAACCGCAGCAAAATTGGAAGAACTGCAAGCGAAATTGGCAGAAGCAGAGAATGCGCAAACCTCAGCCGAAGCTGCGCGCTTGGAAATGCAGGCCCGCATTGACCGATTAGCGCCAGGCCAAAAGACACCAGAGCTAGAAGCACCGACGCCAGATAATTTTCGCGCAGCGCTCGCCGCTCACGGAGGTGATTATGTGGCCGCCCGTTTGGCACACCCGGAAATATGGGAAAAATTTAACCACAAGAACCGCGGCAACTAGCCCGCACACGCAAACAAAGGAGCAACAGTCATGGAACAGTACCAGACTACCGCAGGCCGCCGCGAAGACCTCGAGGCGCTTGAAACCAACCCCGTTCTGGGATTCATCGGGGATCAAATTTATCCCACCGTCAACACACGCGAAAAGACGGGTACGATCTACTATCGCACCCTGACAGCCGACGGCGCCGCGCAAACTGGCAGATCAGCAGGCGCCGCGCCAACTCGTACGCTACTCACTGATAGCAGTACCACGTTCACAACCGCCGAAGTCATCAAGCGGTACGGCGTCGTCCGCGACGAAGTGAAGCAAATGGGCGGCATTGCTCAGGCTGACGCGCTCGGCGGCATGGCCTCCAAGCGCAGCGTTCAGCGTGCGATTGAAGAAGCCATTGCAGATGCCGTTTTGTTGAATGCCAGCGCGACGGTTGCCGATATCCTCGATTCTTTCATTGAGCGCGCTCAGATCGGCCTAGAAGCTATCCGCCGGTATCCTGGAGAAAAGGCTCTGGTGTGCTCGCACACGGTCTTCAACCGAATCATGCGGTACAGCGAAATCACCAGCCGGTTCAACCTGTCAAGCCTGGCAATCAGCGGCGCCAGCGCCGAAGCCGTGGTTGGGCGTCGTCCCGAAGCGCTGCGCATGGTGCTGGCTGGCATCCTGGGCGTAGATAAAGTCCTGGTTGGCGACGACGACCAGTGGTACGACAGCGACGCAGCCAAGCAAGACCGCGCCGCGCTGGTCGTATTGCCTGACCGTGCCGAGTTCTCGCACAAAATGGATCCCGTCTTGGGCAAGAACATGCTGTACCTTCCAGATGGGGAACAGCCGTTTGTGGTCGAGTCGCACTATGATCACGACGTGTACGTGAACAACTATGACGCGTCCGCATGGTACCAGCTTCAAACTCTGAATGCTGGCGCGCTTTATATCCTCGACGGGATCGATGAGGATAACGCGATTACCACGACCACAACGACGATCTAACCCCACCCCGGGAGCGCAGTTTTCTCCTCCCTCTTTCTGCGCTCCCGGGCCTTTTTCTTATGTCTTTAGCAATTCGCCAGCAGCATTTTACCAGACTCCTCCAGCAGGACGGCCAGACCGTCACGATTGGCGGGACATCGTACCCGTGCGCTCGGACTATGGTGCGCCGCGAGACGCTGCGGGTAGATGCTGGCAAGCTAGAAGACTACCTTTTTTCTCTACGTATTTCCGCGGAGACTCTCGCAGAGAGTAGCCTACCAGAAACGGACACGCTAGCGACCTACGCGGGCATAGATTACTATATTCTTGACTATGAGCTTGACGGCCCTGGAGTCGGTTACCTGGTACACCTGGGGGCTGACTGATGGCGTCCGGCATCCAGCTCAAAACCAAAGGCTTCCGTCAAAAGCTTTCGCGGCTGGAAAAAGATCGGCGCAAGATGGCTCGCAAGCTCGCCGAGGCCAACGGCGCCGCGTTTGTCGAGGAAGCGATCAAGCGCACTCCGCTTGCAGGCCCCACTACTTCGCACACGTGGGACCCGAGCGGCGGCATTATCGAGCACGAATCACCGGTCGCGACGCCAGACTATGGGTACAGCGTCTCGGGATGGAAGGCCGCTGCGCGGCGTGTGCGCGTATCATTTTTTGCGCCTCATGCAGGCGGCTACAAGCAGGGTGAGGCTTCGATCAAGATGGAAAAGGGCACTACGATCGTGCGGGCCCGCCTCGAGAATCACACCAGTTATATTCAGACGCTGGATCAAGGCGGAACACTGCCTCCACTGCCTCCGATTGCCGAAAAGCACACCGTTCAATCCGCCAACATGCTCGCAGGTGGCATCCGGGCAGCCCGCCGCGCGGCCAAGCGAAACCAGTCCGAAATCACGGCAAAGCGGCTGCGCAAAGCCTGGAGGCAAGGCAAGTAATGGCCATTTCAGCCAGCGTCGAATCCCTCAGCGAGCAAGGAATGGTCGCAGCCCTGCAGGCCCACGCAGACCTGACCGAGGTAATTCCGTCCGGGCAGATCCGGCGATTTCAGGACGCGGACGAAACCAAAACGTACCCGGTCCTGCTGGTGCGTTGTGCAGAGGTAGTGACGCCATCACACAATGACGCGAGCGCATATACCGCGCACCTGGAAATTATCGCAGAAACGCGCAAGAGCGCAGACGCAGACGGCGACATCGCAAACAGTGCGCTGGCTGCGACACGCGACGCCATTGCCACGGGGGCGGCGTTTATCGCCACTTTTGAAGGCATCGGCGGCATCGACGTCGAGCTAATCCGTAAGCCCGCGTCAACCGTCACAGATACCCGCAGGCAGGACGCTGGCCGGATTCGACGCAGAATTTTGCTTCGAGAAGTCGTTTTGAGAACCACAGGATAAAGGAGGCCACATCATGGCTGTAGCAATTGGTAAGGGGATTTCAGGCGCCACTATCCCCGCGGATATCACCGATTTTGGCGTAGTGACAAAAATGGATGTCGAGTATTTTGGCGCACATGCAAAGGGGCACAATGCAGCTGGGGCGGTCAACGCGACCGATGCAGCAGGTGAGAGCGGTGTACGTGTGACGTTTGGCCTTGAGGTCGATGATTACGCAAGCCTTCCCAAGCCGAACGAGACGTTTGCGGCCACGATCCCCCCGGATGGCTCACAGACTTTTCTGGTCGAGTCGACCAAGCCGACGTCGGACATCACCGGCGAAGAAGTTGATACGGCTGAAGTCGTCGCGGTGGCGTACTACTCGTAGGCTGTATGAGGGGGAGATAATGACACCCAGCGAAATCAAAGAGCAGTTTGCGGCGCTCCCTGATGAGGAGCGCCGCCGCTGCATGCGCGAGCTGCAAGCTGACCCTGCGTATGCCGGGTTCCTGGCTGATCGCAAGGATGCGGACCGCGAGCAGGATACCGACACGGCTGAAAGCCCGACTGAGTACACGCTAGGGGGGGCCACACTCCCCGCGCCGCCACCGGCCTGGTATAATCGCCTGTACCGGATCGGCTCACCTTTCATTTTGGCGGCGACCCAGCCAGGCGACTACGCAGACAATGTCGAGGCATCGCTGACAGATGCCGACATCTGCACCGCGCTCTACCTGCTGGAACATGGGGCTGCCGGGCTGCGCCCCTACACGATGGCACGGCGTAAGGGCTCTGAGGCAATCGCGGATGCGTTGGGCGAGATTGATATCGCTGCCGATGAATGGTTTGAGGGGACAGGCGCGACGATTCAGGACGCTTGCAATTTGGTTGTTCTGATCATGTCGGATCATCCGTATCCGGATGCCCTCGCTGAAAAAAAAACGCCTACAACATAGCTGAGGTCTACGCGTGGTATTCAACGCACCTACATATGCCAATCGATACAATCGCCTCTACGCCGTGCGGCCTATTGCACGCGATGGCGATCGCCTGGGCGCAGAGCGCGTTCATGGGCGGCCTGGTAGGCGTGAAAATGTTGAATCGATCAGCCAGGCGGGCAAAGTTCGACGTCCTACAGAAGTGGCGCCGGATCTGGATGGAGGCAAATGATTTATGGCCACTGAAAAGCTAGTCGCGGTCATTGACGCGGATACGCGCGGGCTGCTTCGGGGAATCCATCGCAGCAATCTTGAGGTTGCCAAAATGTCGGGCAAGATGGCCCGGATGGGCAAGCGGATCGACAGGAGTACTGCGTCAATGCGGCGCCTGGCCCAGAGTATTACTGGCGTAGTGGTGGGGTACGTCGGGATACGGAAGGCAGCGGCTGCTGCGCGCAAGGCAATCGGGGTCGGTAAAGATGTACTCTTTGCCGCGGCCAGCTATGAGACTTTAAGGGCGCGACTGACGCAGATTCTCGGCGCGCAGGATTTGGCCAACGCCAAATTCACTGAGCTACAACAACTGGCCGCGTCGACGCCGTTTCAACTCGAAGATATCGCAGATGCGTTTATTCGCTTGAAGGCCGCAGGGTTTGATATCGACCTTGAGAAATTCCGCAGCCTGGGCGACGTGGCGGCCGCGTCCAATAAGCCATTGGCAGAACTGGCTGATGCTATGATTTCAGCCGGGCGCGGGCAGGCGGCGATGGTAGACAATTTTGTGGGGCTGGCTGGCAAGGCTGAGAAGGGCGCGCTCACGCTGACGAACGCATTTACTGGCGTGCGCAAAGAGGGGATCGACACGAAGGATGGAATCCTTGAATTTTTTGTCGCGGCGGGCAAATCCAAGCAAGTCGAGGGCGCAATGGATCGCTTGTCAAAGACAGCGACCGGCAAGCTATCGACTATGAACGATGCGTTTAAGTCTGCTAAAGCCACCGTTGGCAATGTGTTTTTGCCAGCGTTCAAAACTGCAATAGATGGCGTGAGTACGAAAGTGCAGGGGATTACGCCGAGGCTTAAGCGGATGGCTGAAACCATAATGGCGGGATTCACTCCGCAAGCTATGGAGGATTTTCGCGTAGCGCTGGAGCCGGTGGCCGGGCTATTTTCAGACACAATCGACTCGATGATCGCCAAGGCAGAAGAATTCGGGGGCAATATCCCTGCTCTAGCGGCTAGCCTGCGTGAGGCATTTACCCCTGAGAATGTCGCCAATTTCCGAGATATCGTCGTTGAGCTTGCGGATGGCATCGCTGCTGTGGGCAAGGTCATGAAATTCATTGCGAGCATCCCCGGAGCATTCGTCTTTGTGGGCGCGGCTATCGCCAATGCAATGGATCAGGCTTCGGAGCCACTCTCCGATGTTCTTGCGCTCTTGCCATTCTCGCATCCCAAGGCGGATCCGCGCCGCGGGCTACTTAAACATCTAGGCCCGGCACCAGTGATGCGTGATGATTTTCGCGATCTCGGCATAGGAAAGGCGGGATTTATCGCGGGAACCGTAGGCGATGAATCCGCAGTTCTGCGGACCATTTTGGATATCTTCGACAAGCGGATGATGCCATTACTGGAGGGCGCGCAGTAATGGCGATTAACGAACTACCGCAGCAATCTGCATCCTCGATCCCAAATCCTCCGGGGACCGGTGGCGGCCTGCCATCGCTAGGGGCCCGCGTCTGGAAAGTGCAAGCCTATTCGATACACCATCGTCGGACAAATCAAGGCACACAAGTCACGCGACAAACTACGCGACACTTAACCTTATGGTGTGATTTTGTTGCCGAGGATTTCAATGATTCCGGATTCGCCGCAATCCGGAACTGGACGCATTTGCCGAGCTCAGAGCGCCTTAGCGTCGGAGCCGGTGGCGGTGCAATTGAGTACTTTGCTGTCACAGCAAACACCTGGCAGGTGGAGAGCCTCGACGTGCAAATCGAAGGGCCTAAGGGTGTGCTGACTGCTCAGTGTATCATTGTTGAGGATCCCGTCACCGAGACGACGGTGACGCCATGACGGGACAGGATTCGAGCAATCGTCTACAGGGGCGCGCAACTGGCCCCGCGGCACTCACGCCGCGCGTGCGTCGCGAGATGGAGACCCGAGCTAATGTGTTTGCAGAAGATGACAGCGTTGTGGTGACCCCGACCGCGCGCGGGACCGCGATTAGGGCGAACATCCCCAATGATGTAGTCGCGTCTATGGTCTGGGACGCAGATACTAAAATTGCGACGGTTAATTTTGATTACCGCCTGATCCTCCCGACGGGGACAACGCGACGGCTCGACTCGCATGATTACCAGAGCACCCTAGATGATGGCGGTGTAATCCTGGAAAACGCAACAGCGCACAGCCTCCAAGGGAAGTATAAAATTGACCTGTCAGGCGTGCCAGCTGCGCAGTATGGGACAATCTCTTTTTACATTGCGAATTACCATACTGACCTGAACGGGAATCAGGCATGGGGGGTGCCTAATTTCGATAGTGGGCCTTTGATTTTGGTCGACAACTACACGGATGGCACGGGTATTGTTGCCACGCGTACTTACACCGTCGACGGCGTCGAGACAGTCGACGAGCCGGTAAGTGTGCGGCACAAGAACTCGCATACCCTGTTCGGCGAGCATGCACTAGAGGCTTATCGAAATGGGCGCGACGCGTTTAGTACTGGGCACCATTACCTGTGCTCGATGGTCACGGATATTGAGCTTATTGCAGGCACGCCAGTAAATTCTTGGCTGTTTGGGCACCATGGAAAGACTCGCACAATCCAGCGGGATTATCTAGGCTTTACCTGGAACCCCAGCACGCTCACGCTCTCAATAGGACAAGGGCACTCATATAACTGGTCCCTGATTTCCAGACTCTTCCCAACCAGGCCCGCAATTCCCGATATCGTGGATGCATATACGTTCAGCGCCCCAAACGCGACCACGACTAACCCGCCAGGAATTAGTGTGGGCCTATACTATGATGACGCCGCCGGAACGCTCAAGATAGGAGTGGTCCCGAATCAATCAGCTCCGCATATCAACCTTGTCAACTTCGAGCTCGTAGATGGCGAAATTACCCACATAAAAGAGGGGGCAAATTACGAGTGGCATCCGGGGATTGTCGGGAAAGGCACTACTAATGGTACATCCATGCGGGCGTACACTCTAGCGCACGTCCACCTTAACGACGCAGGCAATCGCCAGCTATCATCGCTCACCTTTGATGGCAACTCTGGTCGGCTGTACTTTGTTGAGGAGGACGAGGATACCACGACGCCTGATGAAACGGTTGATGTATTTGCAAACAATGGCGATCGTCTACGCCTGACTATGATCGGTGACGACCTATACACCGTGGCGAGCCGCACCCCCGCGACCGCGAGCGTGGGACTTACACTCGATGAGGATGGCGGCGGCACTTTGAATGTCAATGTGTACAACACTGGCGTTATGATCCCCGTTACATCTTCCTCTATGTCATTTATTTAGCGAGGCCAAACATGGCAGATACCACCTACTACACCGCGGTCGACCTGGCCGCATCGCCATACGCGCAGGCGGGCAAAGCGCGGATCGACACGCCGCTTGATAGCGCGGTGACCGAGGGCAACCGCATCGAGGATTTGCCAGAGCTCGTCGTAGGGGACTCGTTTGATTTGGTGCTGTATGCGTTCGCAAATTATCAGGACGGCCAAGCTACACAGGACTGGGGAAGCGGCGCGACGGCGGCGCTCTATATCAGACGCGCGGACTCAGAAGAGACGCCGGTCACGCTCGACGCTGCTGGCACGATCGCACAGGTGGGCGGATCCGGCAACTACTACAAGATCACCTGGACGATCGAGGCCGACGAGATCACGAGCTACTTTGGCGATCAGGACTGCCTGCTATACGCTGTGATCACGTCTGGCACAGAAAAGCAGCACGTGTTTTGGGCCACAAAAGTCTTGGCGGTTGAGGGCGACGGCGGGGCAACGCTGACTAGCTCTGATATCCCCGTGGCTACAGTCGTAGCCCGCGGGCTCACCGCTGCGCCAGGCGTAGGCGACGACATCAACGACGGGCACGAGGTCGGCGATTACATCTGGGACGACACCGGCGAGCAGCTTTACCGATGCGATGACAGCACAGCAGGCGCCGCGGTCTGGACTGCGGTATCGGCGATCGACGACTGGATCGGGTTGCTGACCCTACAGATCGATACCTTTGTAACTGACGTAGACGTGGCGCTACCAGCGAGCGCAGGTGAGCCGCTGCTGTTGGCGAGCTGCATCAACGACACCAACGCGGCCAAATTGACCGGCACGATCAACGACACGACCGACCTGATCTTGACCAATGGCGGAAAAAAGGCAGCGCTGCTGCAGTACCTCGCTACAGATTCAGCCTGGCAAAATTTCAATCTCGACGTGGTGCTAGACTGATGGCTGACCTTGCAGGATTACCGATAACCGTCCAGCGGATAACTAGCTATCGCCCGACGCTCAAGCTCACAAACGGAATTAACATCTATCAGCTCGATGCATCATATACGCCGATCAGTCTGTATGCCCCCGACTATACCGAGACGGCAATCATCATCCTGCTATGCGTCGACTCTACCAACACGGTCGAAATGCGAGGGAGCCTCACGCTCAGAAATGGCAGGTTGATCGCGCCAGCGATCAATGGCAGCCCTCTCACCACAATCACGCTGACAAAAGGCCAAGCGGCGATCCTTGTACCTGGCGGCACCTGGCGAACTCAAACTCTCGACATATCAACGCTCTAAGAGGCTCAATCATGATCAGACATTTACTTACTACATTGTTGCTTGCAAGCCTGGCGCTCGCTGAGCAAAAAGAGACGGTCAAGCGCGCGATTGATTCGAGCGCCATACGTACATTCTCTATGACCACTGGAGACGCTGTAATTTTGACCAGCGTCAACAACACTTGGCAGTCGCTCAAACTTGACATTCTAACAGATTAGGAGGCTTTAAATGGTTCGGTTTTTTTCTTTTTTCCTGCTCGCTTTTGTATTGAGCGCGGCGCAATATGAAACATTGAAACGCGATATTGCCACGGATGAATGCCCGCAAGATATCGACTTTACGGGCACGGTAACCGTTGGGGCGCTCACCCTAGACGAAGACTTAGTAAACAACATAATTGATGGCCAAACCTTTACTGGTAAAATTGATTTTAGCGGCACGAATCACGCAGGAATTGAGGTCATTACGCTGACCGATGCACAACGCGACCTGCTGACGCCCGCGGGCGGTGACCTATACCTGATATCAAATACCGGAACGCTGCAATTTCACGACGGTGCAACGGTGCAAGAGCTGGTGGGGATCGCTGAGAGCCTGACGCCAGCACAAGGCGACATCCTGTATTATGACGGCAGCGCGTGGGTGATGCTTACGCCAGGAACTACCGGAGAATACCTGGAGACGCAAGGCGCCGGGGCAAATCCGCAATGGTCTAGCCCAGCAGGCAGCGGAGACATGCTGAAGGCGACCTATGACACCGACGCAAATAGCGTGATCGACATCGGTGCAGGTGGCACCGGAGCGACGACGGCTAGCGGGGCGCGTACAGCACTCAGCGCGCAGCTAGCTAGCGGCACACTGGACGCAGTCACAGCAGGCACCTACGCAGGAAGCACGAGCATAACCACGCTGGGAACGGTAGCCACAGGGACGTGGCAGGGAACCGCGATTGCTGCCGGATACATTGGCACGCACGCAAGCACCCACATCGATGGTGGGAGCGATGTAGTAGACGGCGACAAAATCGAGATCACGTACACGGACCACGGGGCCTATACGCCTTCAGTCACGCCTGCGGAGGTAGACGCCGCAGACCAACTCTCCGCACACCTGGAGGGAATAGATACAGCGCTCGGCAACCTCGACACAACGAAGGCCAGCACGACGCACGCGGCTAGCCATATTGACGGGGGGAGCGATGCAATCGACGGCGATAAACTAGAGATCACCTACACCGCGAGCGACTACACGCCCACCACGTCGCCAGCCGAGGCAGACAGCACAGACGACCTGACCGCGCATCTGGCGGGCATTGATACCGCTTTGGGCACGGGAAACACTGGCAGATTTTATGTTCAGGTAGTCGTGTATGGCGGGACGACGGCGACCGCGGTCGAGGATGCAGCAGGCGGCGTCTTCTACACGTTCCCGCACGCCAAGGCGGGGAGCTGGGATCTGACAGGCGTCGAGGCTGTAGTATACGTCGCTGGCACGGGCTCGACGACAGATATACAGCTCGCCCGGGGGCGAGGCGATACCCGTACGTTTGCGGATATGCTATCGACAGTCGTCACGGTCGATGCGACCGAGGTCTCTAGCGATGACGCCGCCGCGGCCTACGTGATCGACACGGCAAACGACGACCTGGCCGGAGGCGATGTGATCCGGGTAGACATCGACGCAGTGGGCAGTACAGCGGCGGCGCAAGGGCTATCGATCACGCTGGAGTTTACGCGGCAATGATGATGCGCTTAGCCCTCTTCTTGGCGGCCAGCCTAGCGGTGGCCAACACCTTCGACGGCTCGAGCTGGTCGGGATATGTCCCGATCACGATCGACAATACCTATGTGAGTGGCTCGGGCACGCACAGCGCTTTTGCGGTAGGCCTGCTGCTCAGCGAAATCACGGATGCGACATGGTGGAGTAGCGTGCATAGCACTGGGCGCGATATCCGCGTGACTACTGACGCCGATGCTGAGGTCCCACACGAGCTGGATCGTATTGATACAGTCGCAGAGGACGGGCTACTGTGGGTCCGCCTGGACGTGTCGACGAGCGCAGACACCGAGTATCGGATCTGGGTTGGCAATGGCGCGGCGACCGCCTACGCTGAGTCAGACACGTATGGTGCTGAAGCAGTCTGGGATACCACATACACTGGGATATATCACCTGTCAGGCTCGACATATACTGAGATGACAGATTCTACCACCTACGACAATCACGCAGACCAGATCAATCAGGGCACCTACGAGCAGGCAGGGCCGTGGGATTATTGCGTCGATTTTACAGGAGCAGGGCAGCGCCTAGAGATTGCCGATTTTAGCCTTACTCCTGACTATCGAAGCGCTGGTTTTGTCTCAATGTGGGTATGGTTTGACACGACGGCTGGCAACGACGCACCGTTCGGGCTGATGGGCAATCGCTCACCAGGCGGCGGCTATAAAGTTAAACGTCTCGGGACAAATATGCAATTACACAGACATTCTGGATCGTGGAAAATTGCAGAGTCAGGGTCTAGCCATATCAGCGCGAACCAGTGGTACCACATTGTAGGGTACTGGGATGGCTCGACTCAAAAGGTGTTTATAAATGGCGTTGAGGAAGGGACGTTAAGCACAACAGGGAATACTGATTATCAGAGCGCGATTGCCAACGACACGATTGGCACATTCCAGGCAGAGGATGGCACGCAAGGGCTAGTCGATGAGGTCTGGGCGTCGAATGATACGACTGTGATGGATGCAGACTGGATAGCCACAATGTATAACAATCAGGCCGAGGCAAACTTCCAAACTGCTGGCGCTTGGGTCGCTGCTGCTGCTGGCGGTGGCGCCGCGCAAATTATCATTTTCTTCTAAGTAACCACCAAAAACGGAACAACACACAATGAAAATCAGCACAATTCTTCTCGCTATCTCTCTCGTCGTTAGCACTTGGGCGGCAGACACACCAGAAGCCAGAGCGGCTTTCGTCGCCTCGGCCATCTCGCCAAACGTCCTACATGCAGGCGATATCACCGCCACCAAGCGCGCAGGCGTCTACTCAGTCGAAGTACAATACGTTCTCAACGCTGAAGGCGTGGCAAAAATCTCTACCCAAAATTTTCTATACGTGGCAGCAGATGACACCTACCGGTTGCTTGATTCTGTACGCGCAAACTACACCACACCTGGCCCAAGCGAGCAGCAGCAAGTCATGGCTGCACTTGCGGCGGTCATCGGCACGTTTGACGACGTAAATGGATGGAGCCCGTCGACTAAATCGTTCGTTTTGGGGGGCAAGCAAATCCAGCTAGTGAGCCTTACCCAAAACGGCCAGCACGTGGCGTACTGGGGAGGCGCTGAGGTCTCAGGCTTTGGCCTCGTGACGAAGCGCGTAGACGACCTGCGATAGACTCTAAGAAGTAAGGGCGCACTATGGGCAGTGCTAAAATTGACGCCATTGAGGCAGGCCATCTCAAGCTATCAGGCGTACCACATTGGGGAGGCTATCTGATTATCGTTGCGCTGTTTTTGGGCTATCTAGTCACAGCAAACAAGCGCGATGATCTGGTTGCCTCGCAACGGATCGAGCGTTGCCACGGGCTACAAGCAGAGTCAAATGAGGCGTTGCGCGACCTACGCGACGCACTGTTGACAAACGCGGTAGCGTGCGAAGGCGTGATGAAACACAATATCGAAGTAATTCGACGCCTCGAAATCATTGACGCGAAGCTGGACCGGATTCAGTAGCGGATGCTCAATTCAATCCCGAGCGCGTACCACTCTGCACGCTTGGCCGCAGCAGTCTACCCTTACGAGGTCCGCACTGGCAAGGCTCAGTCCGTACGAGGAACCGGCCCAGATCCGGCAATTTGTGAGCGCCTCGGGGTAGATGTACTCGACTGGATCGACGATGACAGCGGTACGCAGGTAGCCGTATTTCGCTGGCGGTCAGTGCCTACCGTCGAGATTGTCGCGCGCGGCACTGATAGCCTGCAGGACTGGCGCGCCAATGTCCGATCTCGGTTCTCGCCGCGCGGCTGGCTGGGACTCTGGGAAGAGGTCGAGGAGCGCGTACTGGATGCGATCCCGCGTCGGTCTAGCGTCTGCATTCGGATCGCGGGGCATAGCCTGGGCGGACAGCTCGCCAGGATGGCGGCTCTCACGCTTGCGAATCAGCTATTTGTGCGCCCTCACGTGGTGACCTTTGGGGCGCCGCGTGGCTGTACAGATCTGCAGCGCGCAGAGATCGAGGACGCTGCCAGCGGTGAGCGCTACGAGTCGCCGCTTGACCCGGTGACCTGGCTCCCGCGCCGCGTGCCGCTCCTGGGCGGCGTCGGGTCGCGGTCGCCACACGACCGGATTTCAGTCAATCGGATTGCCCGGCCCGTCGGCGTCGGCGTCGCGGCCTGGTGGATGGCGCAGCATGCGATCTGCAACTATTGCGCCGCGCTCGACCCGGGCAAGAAAAAGCCCGCGATCCGGTAGACCGCGGGCTCGTTCACCCTGCGTGAATCATCCCCCTTGTCGTCCTCGTTTTCGGATCACGCGCCGCTTAGCAGCCTTGTCCCCGCGCGCAGGTCGCCCGATTGCGGCCAGTACCCCCCGAGCCTTCAAGGACTGCTGCCCCCGGGCGATCAGCGCCAGGCATTGGCGCTCGATGTGGTCGAGCGTGTACAATTTGAGCGCTCCACCACGGCGCGCAGTGCGTCGGCGTCCTGTAGGCTCGATGCCCAGCGTGCAGAGCGTCGTGCGCAGGTATCGCGCGCGACCTAGACCAGTCCGATGGGCTATCTCGTCGCAGCTCAGACCCTCGCCCCAATTGAGTGAATCCGGGTCGTCATAAAGGCCAGGCAGCCTCCTCATAATCCGATCGCATTCGTTGGCCCAGTGGCATTCTCGATCGTCCAGAATCTGCCTTCTGTGGGTGCCAATCGATCCGCCTGAAGGCGTAGTGCCCTCGTACAGCTCGATCACGTCGCGACGAAAGACCGCGCAGTGCCGCCGGTTGGGGGCCACGTGCAGGATTCCGAAGCCGTTGCGGCCTTCCACAGGCCATTCGTTCATTTCGTCAATTGTAGGCATGGTCTCACCTCGGACTCGAAACCAGCGCATGGGGCAGCTCGAAGCATTTACAGCGCACGTATGCGCTGACTGATAAGCCGTGAGCCTCGGCCAGTTCTTTCAATTGCGCTTGCTCGCTGCTCGTGATGCGCACGAGCAGCATTCTATCGCGCGCTTGGCGCGGTTTGTGCTGTTTGGTGTTCATGCTGTCACGTAGCAGCGTGCGCCGTCAACCGTGATGACTCCGGCGCCGCCATCCCATGAGGCAGCTTCAAGACTCTCTAGCAGCTCATCGCTGGTAGCCTCGCGGATATATTCGCCGCTGTCGTAATTGTAGAGCTGACCGGAAGGGCTCAACAGTGGCAGGGTTGTGTTGGTGTTGTTCATGGTAGATGTTTTCATGAGGTTCAGTCGTCTCCGTCGTTGTTGTGTTGATCGATGTAGGTAGTATATACATGAGACGTAAAGCACGCAAACGCTTTTTGATCTTTTTTGATCTTTTTTGTTTTCTTGCGTTTTCAGCTTGCAAGCACAGGATGCGGCGGATAGGATACCGCCACACCGAAACGAACGAACACAAAGGAAGCAGAAACAGAATGGAAGGACTCATCACACAGCGCCAAGCAGCGCAACGTCTGCAAATTTCATTGCCGACTTTAACGGCAATGATTGCGGCGGGTAGCGTAACGACCTACCCGGGAACCCGCAAGGTGTCCGCAGAACAGATTGAGCGAATCCGGCAAGGATTGACAGAAAAACCAGAACAGCAGGAGGCCGAAAATGCATCATCTAGCTGAACACCTCGGGCGGCTGCTGATCGCTGGCCTGGCCGTAGCCCTCGCCGCATACGTGTTCCTTACTGTGTACGCGGTGCGGTGCTGGCTCGACGAGCGGAGCCGTGCCAGGGAGGACGCCGAAGAGATGGCAAAGTTGATAAAGAAAGAGGCAAAATGAAGGTTTCCAGAAATATCACAGTAGGGCCAATGCCGATGGAACGCTATTTGGCTCACGATGCGCTTTCGTCTTCTCGCCTCAAGCTGATAGCGGATTGTCCTGCCAGGATTTTAACGCCGCAAAAAGAAGGAGGCCATCTCAATCTTGGCACGCTCTGCCATGAGGCGGTTCTTGAGCCGGAAGCATTTGCAGCGGTAAGAGCGGCGCCAGAGGTCAAATTAAACACCTCGCAAGGCAAAGACGCGTGGGCAGAATGGCTCCTAAACCTCGGGCGAGAAGGGAAGTTAAGCCGAGAGCTAACGTCCGATGACGCGCGCAAGGTGAAGCGAACAGACCTCGCAAGCGTATTGCTCCCATCTGTCCGCATCGTCGAGCCTGCGCACCTAGTAATTGCACAAGGCGTGGCCGCAAGCCTCAAGGCGCCCCGGCATAGTCTGATACATGATATGTACCAGGCAGATACGGCGCGTGTCGAACATGTGGTGATAGTGGAAGTCACGCACACTTCAATAGGGGCTCTGGCAAGGCCGCTACGCGTAAAAATTCGCCTCGACTTTTGGGACGACGAGCAAAACAGAATCATTGACGTAAAAACGGTCAATGGCTCAAGTAATCGCTGTGACCGCCTCTCATTCGCGCGCTCCTGCCGAGCGTTCCAATACCCAGTTCAAGGCGCCCTATACTGCGACGTCCTGGAGGCCATAGGCTACCCGCGTCAGACGTGGTACTGGCACGCCATCGAAATGGCCGCGCCATATCTACAGGCAATATGGGCAATGAGAGAAGAAGACAGGGTAGAAGGCCGCAGGCGCTATGAAAACGCGCTCCATGCCGTGGCGAGCCTTAAACTGGCTGACCATGAGAGCCTTCCTGGATATTGCCCTGCGAACCTCGCGGACATCCAACCAGTTCACGTGTACTGGAAGAACGAAAGCGATGACACCACCGAAGCAACAAACAAAGCAGAAACAAAAAGAGAGCTGTAAAATGCAGATTACAAAAGGAAAGCAAATCAAAGCACAACGGGTAGTTCTGTACGGCCCCGAAGGAATTGGCAAGACGTCCTTCGCAAGCAAGTTCCCGGATCCCCTTTTTGTTGACGTGGAAAAAGGAAGCAACCATATTGACGTTTCCCGTACCGAGTGTCCGCAGAGCTGGCAAATGTTCGCTGATATGTTGGTCGAGTTCCAAAAGAACCCGATGGGTTTTGGTACTCTGGTGATTGACACCGCGGACGCACTTGAGGCGCTGTGCATTCAAAAAGTATGCGCAGAGCAGGGGAAGGCTGGGATAGAAGAATTTGGCTACGGAAAGGGTTACGTCTTCGTAGCTGAATCCTGGGGTAAATTCCTGAGCTACCTTACTGCAATTTCTGAAGGCGGCATCAATGTCGTTTTACTCGCTCACGCCCACATGAGGAAATTTGAGCAGCCTGACGAATTAGGCGCCTATGATCGATGGGAGCTGAAACTTTCGAAAAGGTGCGCACCGCTAACCAAAGAATGGGCCGATTTGGTTTTATTCGCGAATTTCAAAACACACGTGCTAGACGTGGACGGTAAGAAGAAAGCGCAAGGCGGCAAAAGGGTCATTCATACGACGCACCATCCATGTTGGGACGCCAAGAATCGCCACGATCTGCCGCAAGAGTTGCCTTTTGACTTTGAGCAAATCGCCAGTTGTATTCCGCATTTACAAAAGGAGGGAACACCCAAAGAAAAAGCACAACCAGAAACCGAACCCGACACAGCGCCGAAGCTGAGAAAGCTCAAAACTGACCCGGCCAGCTTTTGCCCGGCGTTGTGGGATCTGATGGATCGACACCAAGTGACCGAAGAGCAAATACGCCGCGCAGTAGCGGCAAAGGAGTACTACCCAGAAGGTACGCCAATTCATCTATATGACCAAAAGTTCATAGAAGGTGTTCTGGTGGCCGCCTGGCCTAGGGTACTTGAAACCATCGAACAAAACGAAGGAAAAGAAAATGAGTAACGATCTCAACTCTCTTGACGTTGCCCTTGACTTTGAACCCACCATTGAGGACACGGGCGCCCGCGCGTATTGCCTGCTGAAGCCGGGTAAGTACCCCTTCAAGGTGACAGGACACACGAAGGCACAGCACGCAGGAAGCGCCAACCTGCCTAGCTGCCCAAAGGTGATAGTGGCCTGCGAAGTCGACGGCGGAGAACAAGGCAAGGCGGCGATAAAGTACACCTTTTTTATGCACGGGCGGTGCATCGGGTTTCTCGTCGACTTCTTCACCGCTATCGGCATCATGCAGCCAGGCGGTACGCTGAAAATTGACTGGAGCCAGATTGCCGGAGCGACCGGGCTGTGCGAAACGAAACACAGGCAGTACGAAGGCGAAAGCTACAACGAAATAAAGCGATTCTTGCGGGCGGAGCAAGCCCCGAAGCAGTCGGCCTACGCCGCGCCGCAAGACCAAGGTTTCACGCTAGGCGATTTTTAACTTAAAAAATGGAGCTACGTAAATACCAAAAAGAGGCCCAGGCTGCAATCGTGGCAGCCTGGGCCAGGGGAGTAAGGCGGACGCTGTTAGTTTTGCCCACAGGGTGTGGCAAAACTATTGTTTTCTGCAAGCTATGCGAACAGCTAGTGGCGCAAGGCAAAAGGGTTTTAATACTGGCGCATAGGGGCGAGCTGTTAGACCAGGCAGCAGATAAAATGAAAGTATCTACCGGACTAGGATGTGCAGTCGAAAAGGCGGAACGCAGTTGCTTGGAGGGTGATTCTCAGTGGTACCGAATCGTCGTAGGGTCGGTCCAAACCATGTCCCGTAAAAAACGGCTAGAGCGGTTCGATTCAAAGTTTTTCGATGCAATCATTGTGGACGAAGCGCACCACGTATTGGCAGGCAGCTACCAAAGAATTTTAGGCTACTTTGATAACTCAAAAGTATTAGGCGTAACAGCTACGCCAGACCGCGGAGATAGTCAAAATCTAGGTGAGTTCTTTGAATGTGTAGCCTACGAATACACTTTGCCCAAAGCAATTATACAAGGATTCTTGGCGCCTATATCAGCCCTGACTATCCCGCTCAAGATTGACCTATCAAAGGTAAAAACGCAGGCCGGAGATTTCAAGTCATCGGATATTGGTTGTGCTCTGGGACCTTATCTCGAAGATATTGCAACCGAGATGGTAAAACACTGCCGAGGGCGCAAAACCGTTGTTTTCTTGCCTCTGATATCGACTAGTAAAAAAATGAAAGCTATACTCGAAAGGCGCGGTCTCAACGTGGCAGAACTAAACGGACAAACGAAGGAACGCGGCGAGATTCTACAGGATTTCCAGGACGGAAGATATGATGTTTTATGTAATTCAATGCTGCTGACTGAGGGTTGGGATTGTCCCGATGTAGATTGTATCGTTTGTCTTCGTCCCACTAAAGTACGGAGCCTCTATGCGCAAATAGTGGGAAGAGGAACCAGGATTGCGCCAGGTAAAAAAGATTTACTGCTGCTAGATTTCCTATGGAACTCAGAACGCCACGACCTTTGCAGGCCGGCGCACCTTATCGCCGAAAGCGAAAAGGTAGCAAAAAAAATGATCGAAATATCTGAAAAAACACCCGGCAAGGCTGCAAGCCTAGAGGAGGCAATGGAAGAAGCAAAAGACCGGGTGGCAGAGATAGAGCAAAAGCTGGCGCAGCAGTTGGCCAGTTTCAAAAGCAGAAAACAAAAGCTAATAGACCCTCTGCAATTTGAGTTGGCGATTGCAGATCAGGATCTAAAAAACTACGTGCCGTCGTTCGGCTGGGAAATGGCCCCCGCATCAGATAAGCAAAAAACGGCGCTGATGAATGCAGGGATACAAGCCGACCGGATAGAGTCCGCAGGGATGGCTAGCGCGATTCTAACGCGTCTAGGCAAGCGCCGCGCCGCTGGATTGTCTACTCCAAAGCAAATAAGGTTACTCGAACGGTACGGCTTTGAGCAGGTAGGACAGTGGCCGATCGCAGCAGCGAGCGAGATGATAGACCGAATTTCAATCAATGGTTGGCGGATACCTACTGATATCGTGCCGAGTGAATACCGACCGGAAAAAAGAAAAGAGGAGAACCGAGAGCATGCAAACAGAACTACAAGAAGCGCTTGACCACTTGCCCGCAAGCTCATGCAGCTACGAAGAGTGGCTACAAGTCGGCATGGCCCTACATCACTCGTGGGGCAGTTGCCGAGATTGGGTCGCCTGGTCACAAAAAGACCCGGCTCGTTTTCGCGCCGGGGTATGTGAGGCGAAATGGAAAAGTTTTGAGGCGAAGGGACCTGGACAAGAAGTGACCGCCAGCACCATTTATCACCTGGCACAGCGAAAAGGCTGGCGCAGCACTGGCCGCGTGTTAGCGGTTGAAGGAGAGATTATTTACGACAGATCGTACGCGGCGCCTGCCGTAAAGGTCGCGACGCTGGAAAGAAAGCAAGATAACGCCGAAGCTATGCGTCTTGTTTTCGATCCAGAAATTGTAGACGAAGAAACCATATACCCACCTGGCAAAGCCTGGGACGGATTGAAAGATTTCCGTGACTACCTGACGGCGATTTTTGAACCAGAGGAGTTCGTAGGCTACGTTACCGAATGCCACGAGAACGAAGACAGGATATACCCACAAAAAGGCGTGTACCATCGCACCGCCGGGGAATTGATCGAGAAAACGCGCACCGCTCGCGACATGTCCTATGTGGTGGGCGATTGGCACCCGAGCGCGGGCGCGTGGATACGCTTCAACCCGGTGGATGGCCAAGGCGTGAAAGATGCAAACGTCACGGCGTACAGGTACGCGCTAGTTGAGAGCGACGAGCAGACGACCGGCATCCAACTTGCGCTAATCAAGGCTCTTCGGCTACCTATCGCAGCGCTCGTTCACAGCGCGGGCAAGTCAATTCATGCCGTGGTAAAAATAGACGCGCGCGACTACGCAGAATACCGCAAAAGGGTAGACCATCTATACAATGTATGCGAGGCGCACGGACTCAGGATGGACCGACAAAACCGCAATCCGTCCAGGCTCTCGCGTATGCCTGGCGTTTTACGTGATGGCCGTCCTCAGTTTCTACTCGCTACTGATATCGGGATGAAATCATGGGAAGCGTGGGATGATTGGGTCGCTGACGGGCAGGACGATCTACCCGAGATCGTACCGTGGGAAATTGGCAAAGAACGACCGAAGCCAAAACCAGAGCTAATCCAGGGTATATTGCGATTCGGCCACAAGATGCTGTTAGCTGGCCCGTCAAAAGCAGGAAAGAGCTTTGCATTGATTCAGCTTTGCGTTGCGGTCGCTGAAGGGTCGAATTGGTTTGGGCTAAAATGTGCGCAAGGCCGCGTTCTGTACGTGAACCTTGAGCTTGACAAGGATTCGAGCCATTGCCGGTTGTGGGACATTTACAAGGCGCAAGAGCGCATCAAAACGACAGGCAATATCGACATATGGCAACTGCGCGGCCACGCCACCACAATGGACAAGCTCGCGCCCAAACTAATACGGAAAGCGCAACAGAAAGGGTATACCCTAATAGTGATAGACCCGATCTATAAGGTGCTGACGGGCGACGAAAACAGCGCGGCAGATATGGCGCACTTTACCAACCAGTTCGACAAAATAGCAGTGACGCTGCAAGCCGCTGTAGTTTTCGCGCATCACCATTCAAAGGGCGCGCAAGGGCAAAAGGCTAGTCGCGATAGATCGAGCGGTTCTGGCGTATTCTCCCGCGATCCCGACGCAATCGTTGACATGGTGGAGCTAGAGTTAAGCGACACAAAACGCCAACAGATTTGCAATGAGCTACAATGCCACGCCCTGACCGCCTTGCTGGATGAACACGCAACACAGATCAAGTGGCGGGCCATGATTTCAGAGGAAGATATAGAATCAGCCATCAGCTTGCTTGGAGTCACTCAAGAACCGGGAATGCTTGAGGATGAAGACTTGAAAGATCAAGCCGCCGCGAAGGTAGCGCAAATCTTCGAGGATTGTAATTCTCTTAGCGCTTGGCGAATTGAAACGACGCTGCGTGAATTTCCTACCATGAAGCCTATAAACCTTTGGTTCAAGTTTCCAGTGCACGAAGTCGATACGGTTGGCGTGCTGAAATCAGCCGCGCCCGAAGGTTACTACGCACCTAAGCAAAGCCAAAGTCAAAGCAAGGGTCGAAGCAAGGCGAAAAACGACGAAATATCTAAAGCCATGTTCGACGAGGCTTTCGATCAATTCATAAACGACCCAGGCAACCCGGGAAAGGTACCGCCATCAAAACAAGAAATGGCAAAAGTGCTGGGCAAAAGCGAGAGAACAATTCACCGAAGAGTTTTAGCTTTCAATAAAGATTATGAGCTAAAAAATTCGCTAATACTACCTTTGGATAAGAGTAAAAAATGAACAAAGTGAACTACTTAAAACACATCGCGACAACCCAGACAAACAGCATTTGTCACGATGCCGGCATTTGGACAAAAACAGCATTTGTCACGATGCCGGCATTTGGACAAAACACGGCTTTTGTCCGACATTTACACAGCGTATATCTAAAGATATACCCGTACTGTCGTCATTCGTCCGTCACGGCTCGTTACCCGCAAGCGGGCAACTCGGCCCCGCTTGCGGAGGGCAGACCGTGACGGACGATGATACGACGACCCCGCGCGAAGGGGAGCAGGGAGATGATACCATAAAATTTTTCGTGCCAATAATTCCCCCAACTGCGACAGCTCAACAAAAGCAATTTGTAAAACGCGGCGCTAAAACGATCGCTTATGATTCCCCGGCTCTAAAAGAAGCACGCGCCAAACTCCAAGCCCACTTGCCACCCGCAGAAAAACAAAAACCAAAAGGCCAAGCTATTCAAGTTGTGCAAAAATGGATATGGCCCTCCCCGAAAGCATACCCGCCAGGCACCCATTACCGAACCACTAGGCCGGACGTGGACAACTTAGCTAAAGCGCTGATCGACTGCATGACCAAGGCCGGGTACTGGTGTGATGATGCCCAGATAGCTAGCCTGGTGGTAGAGAAGTTCTACAGCGACACGGCGCCCCCTGGCATTTTTGTTCAAATTTCAACTCTCACCGAAGGACACACCAAGCAATGAACGCAGCCACTATACCCGCGATTATAATTCCGTATCGCCGCGAACCCTACCTAGAAACCACTCTGACCAACATCGCAGAAACCGCAGACCACCCATACCGGCTTTACCTGGTGAACGACGAACCAGACTGCGGCCACGTGCCAGCGCTGCCGCGAAAAGCGCCTGCCTGCGTAGACGTCATTCACCTAGCCAGCCGCGGGCGTGGCCTATCGTACGCGAGGCACCTAGCGCTCAAAGCAGCAGAAGCCTCAGGCCATCATGTCGCAATTCTGCTAGATGCGCACATGTCCTTTTTTTGCGGGTCTGCTTGGCTATCACGTATGCACCAATACGGCCAAGACAACCCCGATACGTTTGCCTGCGCCATCTCGCTGCGCGGTCGCCCAAACAACATGCTAGCAGCCCACCACCTGGCGCACGGTCGCGTTGAATGCGGCGCCAGATTGATCGACCGCCAGACAAACAGCGAAGGCCGCCGCGAAATCTTCGCCCGCCGGTGGTCGGATAATCGCGACATATCGTATGCCCGCGATGTCGCGTGCCCGCTCGGCGGCGCTTACGTGCTGCGAATCTCGACTTATGCGGCTATCGGCGAACCCTGGCGGCTGCATGTTGGATGGGGGTGTTCCGAGCAACTCGTAGCGCTGGCCTGCTGGTATCTCGGGTACCGATGCCGCGTTATACCCGTACCCGCATGCCACATGTACCGCGATCAATCCCCACACCCGCAGAGGCTATGGCGCGTGCTGCACAATTCGCTACTATTGGCGCACCTATTCCTGCCAGAGGACGAAGAAGACGCAGCCGCGCGATGGCTCAGCCAGTACAAGCCACACGAAGCCGCTAAAGCTGCGCAGCGACTACCCGCGGACGAAATCGCCCGACTTCGGCAGCTCTACCACCCAGACGGCGAAGACGCCGCCGCAATTCGCGCCCGATTCGTCGAGGTGGCGCAATGAGACTCGGGCTGTATGTATCGCATGGCTCAGGGGTGCCGGAAACCATTCGCGCGGCTTGCCTAGATCAACTTACCCAAGCAGGTTTTGACCTGGTCATCTTCGTGGTACCGGCACACCTCAGATCAGAAATCACCGACAGATGGCCGTCCAGCGCCATACACATGGTGGATCAGGAATGCGTACGCCCGTGCCTACTGGATCGCTGGCATAGGATAGACACCGGCCTGCAAGGCATACGCAGAGCGCATCCGGTACACCTGCTCGAACACGACGTATACTACCCAGACGACTACGCGAAACGCCCCCGCCCCGACCTCCCCACCGTGGCTACTTACATGCCCGCCGTGCGGCTAACGCGCACAGGCTGGGGCACCGCTCAGGAGCTGTCTTCGACTTGCTGCGCGCGCGCTGGATATCTCAGGCAAATCTCGCGTCGCCGCTGCGAAACGCTAGAAGCCGGGAAGAGACAAACCGTAGACGAACCAGGGAATGCCCCCCGGGACCCAGGGAACGCGGCGCTACTGAAATACCCGGGCGTTCCGGTGATCGACATCCGGCACGGCAACAATTATACAGGCGATCGCACCGCGCAACATACGCACCATCCTGAATTAGGAGACTTTGCCGCGTTCTGGCAAATCATCAATGACGCAAAACACACAGAAAAGGAACCGACACCATGAACACCATCACACGAATCGAAATTATTAACGCAGTGGCAGAATCTATCGACGCCAAGACGTACCTCGAAATTGGCGTGCGCAATCCCGCTGACTGCTTTGACCGAATCGCAATTCCGCAGCGATGGGGTATTGACCCACGTGGGCCGCTTACTTTCGGCCCACGCGAACACAAAGGCACGAAAGACACCCAACCTGTCCGGGCATTCGTTCGCGAGACTTCCCATGACTTTTGCGCAGCGCTGACGAAAGCCGCCCACAGCCGAAAGCGATATAGACCCGCCGGGCGAGGCACCGTACCAGCACCAAAACCAGGCCAGTATGACGTGATTTTCATTGATGGCGACCATACCTACGCCGGCGCCGTGGCAGATTTTGACTTGGCCTATGACCTGCTTTCGCCTGGTGGCGTGATGGTCGCGCACGATTTATTGCCAGCAAACGACAACGAAGCTGCACCCACGAAACCAAACAACGGCAAGCCGTGGTGCGGTGAGGTCTGGCGCGCTTGGCGCGATAAAGTTTTGCACCAAGAGTCACACTGGCGCTCAGAGATCGCAAACACCGACCATGGCGTGGGAATCGCGCGCAGGTATCGGGATGGTGAACCTATGCCCGCGGAACCGATAAAGATTGAAAGTCACGAAGATTTGCGCGGCGTTTCGTTCTATCCTGGCCCTGGCATCGCTCACGTGCTGAAAAAATTACTTAGGCTCTAACGCATTTCATCACCAGACCTTAGCTTCGGTATGGCTATGCCACGCAAAACGTCTCAGCGGCGATGAAAACGGCCTTCGTGCCGATTCTGTGGGTAGGGTCGCAGACGGGAGACCCCCCCCGGGTAGGTTCTTCCAGACCCGACCGGGCCGGGCGACCGA